ATTGTGAGCGGCTCTCCTACCATAGACGAGTACCGGACCGCGCTTGCCGGGTGCGAGGCCGAGAAGGCTGCGGACTGGAAGGCGGCTTGCGAATCTGCGGAGTTGGCGAGCAAGGAAATCAACAGGCTACGGCTCACCGACGAGGAGTTGAAAGCGATCCGAAGGGCGACGGCAGTGGCACGCGAGATGCACGACTCGCGACTAGAGGCTGCGCTGGGTGGCCTACTAGAGCGGCTAGGCTGAGAACGCGGAAGATCAACGGCGGCCACCGGAGGACTCACCATGACACATGACGCTGAAGGGCCGTCCGTTGCATCGGCTCGTTCTGCCATGCGGTACGCATCGGTCTGCGATGGCATCGGTGCTGCCCATGTTGCCTGGCAACCGCTGGGCTGGCAGTGCCAGTGGACGAGCGAGATCGAACCGTTCCCGGCTGCGGTGGTTGAACACCACTACGGATTCCGCAACCTCGGGGATATGACTGCTATCACGGAGAAGATGCTAGATGCGCCAGTTGAACTTCTTGTCGGAGGAACGCCATGCCAATCCTTCTCGGTCGCAGGACTCCGAGGTGGATTGGCTGACCCGCGTGGCAACCTGGCCCTCCGATTCGTCCAGCTTGCTGCTGTCATGCAGCCCAAATGGATCGTTTGGGAAAACGTGCCGGGCGTCCTCAGTAGCGGCAAAGGACGGGATTTTGGAACCTTCCTCGGGGCGCTGGGCGAACTCGGGTATGGGTTCGCCTACAGAGTTCTTGACGCTCAATGGTTTGGAGTCGCCCAGCGCCGTCGCCGTGTGTTCGTTGTCGGCTACCTTGGAGACTGGCGACGTGCCGCAGCGGTACTATTTGAGCGCGAAAGCGTGTTCGGGAATCCTCCGACGCGCGGAAAGGCGCGGGAAGGAGTTGCCCGCTCAACTGCGGCAAGCCTTACAAGCAGCGGCAGGGGCGTCGAGCGATGCGGCGAATCCAGAGGGCAGGACGATGTTGTCCTCGCGGCACCCCAAGTAGCGAATCCGCTCACGGCCAGAATGGGCAAGGGCATCAACACGACGTGCGATGAAGGCGAGACGGCCGTAGTGGCCTTCCACCCAACGCAAGACCCGATCAGCAGCACCGACGGCTCGACGCACGCGATGGGCTGCGGCTCGAAGGGCGGGTGCTGCACGCAGGCGGTGGCCGTGCGGACGGCACAGACTTCGGCCAATGGTCACGGTTTGGCTAAAGAAGTATGCCACACGCTCGACAGAGTGCAGGGTCAGGCCGTTGCCTTCACAGCCAAGGACTGCGGCTGCGATGCCACGCAGGACGTTGCACCGACCATGCGAGCGATGGGCCATAGCGGGAGCCATGCCAATGGTGGCGGGCAACTTGCCGCACCCTTCACCAAATCCAAGCGAGCCCAGAGCACCACCGACGACGAGACATGCGTGCCGGGTGAAGTCAGCCCGACGATGAGCTGCTTTGACCAAGGCGACACGCGGGCGACGACGGTGGTGGCGTTTACGCAAAACTGCCGCGACGAAGTGCGGCAGATCAACGGCGACGGGCAGATTGCTGGGGCTTTAGCTGCGGACTCTGGATCGCATCAGACGAACTACGTCGCTACTGCCTTCAAGCCATCCCACTACACGCGAGGCAAGGACGGCGCACCGTCTGATGTGACGGCACCGCTGTCGGCTGATGCGGACAAGGGGGATCAGGATACGGTGGTGGCGTTTGCTCAAAACCAACTTGGCGAGGTTCGCACCGTTCGCCGCCTCACGCCCCGCGAGTGCGAGCGGCTGCAAGGCTTCCCAGACGATTACACGCTGGTGGAGTACCGGAAGAAGCCCGCCGCAGACGGGCCGCGCTACCGGGCGCTGGGCAACTCAATGGCCGTGCCGGTGATGCGGTGGATAGGCGAGCGGATTCAACAGGTCGATAGGCTGTAGGCAGAACACGCAGGATCAGGAGCGGCGAGCTATGAGCGATGACAACACGCAGGACGCACCAGAGCCGTCTCCTGCATCCGCTGGTTCTCAGCCGGTGGCGTGGGCGGTAACGCCCGGCACGCTGCTGGCTGGACGAGCATGGCGGGTGACGCTGGACAAGGACGAGGCCGAGCGGCTTTCATGTGGAGCCATGTTGGTGGTGCCTCTCTACGAGCAGCCGCAAGCGTCAATCACGGGGCAGGAGCGGTCGGCCATCGAAGAGGTGATTGCCTACCTCCAGCCAGCGAACCAGAAACATGAAAACCAAGTCGCCGCAACCCTTCGCGGGCTGATTGCACGGTTAGGCTGAGAACCAGTGTTTCTACGGTTCCTGATAATCACGACGCCTGCGTGATAACGCTCACGAAAAACACGCCTCACGGCCGGGAAACGTAGGTTTCCGGTTTTATCGAGAACGTGATAAATGATCGCCACCCTCAGATTTGATCTCTCCGATCCCGACGACGCCCGAGAGCACCGCTACGCGATGGCAGGCCGGGACGCACTGGTCGCGATGGACAGGATCGAGCAGGCACTGCGCAGCAAGTTGAAGTACAGCGAACTTGGTGTGGAGGCGCGCGGGGCTTTGGAAGAAATACGCGCCCTTATTCCTTACGAATTGACGGCCCTTCTGGACTAGATTTTGGCATTGTGCGAGCGGCCATTTTGGCTACACTGCAACACAACAACGGAGGAGACGATGGCTCGGTATCGGGTGTGCGAGTTTCGCGACGGCGACGGGCAGACGTGGTTCCAGGTGGGCTACCGGGCCTGGTGCATTTTCTGGCGATGGGACTGCGAGTGGCCGTGGCAGTCGGGGCTGGTGGCGACCTACAAAAACACGCCGCGGCTGTTCGCCACCGCCGTAGAGGCATTCGAGCGCGTGGACGAGCTAGAGGCCCGCGACCGCATGGCCATCGTCCGACTCGTGCGGGTCGTCGAGCGGCCCAGAGAGCCCGTCGAGCACGCCGACATCACCTACTCCATGGCCGGACTCGTGACGCAGTCCGAGCCGCCGGCTGAAACGACCACCGCGACGAAGCGGCCAGGGAGGACCGGGAAGAGGAAGCCAAAAGGAGGGAAGTCGTGAAAATCAATATTCTTGAGATGTACCGGCTCTGGCACATGACCCAAGAGGAGATGCCGACGGCCGAGATCGCGATCCGCCTCGGCGTGAGCATCCAGCGGCTCTACGTTTACGCCAACAGGCACAAGCTGCCGCGGCGGCCGAAGCCGTGCAGAAACATCGAAGACCCGCCGGAGGACGTGATCATCGAGCGTGCGGCCGAGGTTCGCGCCGGCTGGCCGCCAGGAGAGGCTGAGAGGCGGTGGGTCGGAAAGAGGCAGGCCAGAGTCGAGATTCGGAGGTTCGTCTACGACGGCCGCGTCGGCGCGTTCGCCGGAATTGATGTTGACCACTAGGCGTCACGAGCAGACAATACGCAAATGCCGGGTCGTGCTCCACTGGAGCGAACGATCGTCGCCAAGGTAATGGCAACCGCGAAAGCCTACGGGTGGTGGGCCATGAAGACCCATGGCTCCGCGTTCAGCGTGGTCGGGCTACCAGACGTTCTCGTGATCAAAAACGGCCGGGCGGCATGGATGGAAGTGAAGCGGCCGGGCGAAGAGCCGACGCGGATTCAGGAGCATCGTCATCGTGAGCTTTCGGGGTTTGGATGCCCCGTGGCGGTGGTGTGCTCGGCGGGAGACGCCAAAGAGTTCCTGGAGGCAATCGATCATGAGTGAGCCGTGGCTGGACGAGTTCAAGGACCGTGCCCTCGAAGGGGATCGCCGCGTCGCGATCGACATCGGCGCGAACACCGGCGAGTGGACGCGGTGGCTGGCGCAGCACTTCGACTACGTCATTGCCGTCGAGGCTGACCCGCGGGCTTACGCCCAGCTTCTCGACGACCTGCCGGAGAACGTCCATCCGATGAACGTCGCTGCCAGCGACAGGCACGGCGTCGCGGACTTCTACCTGCGGCCGGAGGCCCTGCAGTCTTCGCTGCTCAAGGAGCACCCGATCGGCGCCGGGGACCAATCGGACGCACCTGTGCAGCGGACGATCGGCATCACGACGCTTCCGCTGGACTTCATTCGGTTCGTGGCCGGCGACCGCTTCGGCACGACCGCCGTTGATTTCGTGAAGATCGACGTGGAGGGGGCCGAGGCTCTCGTCCTGGCCGGCGCCACGCCGGAGTGGTTCCGCTCGACGAAGTTCCTGATCGAAGTTCACGACACGGAGCAGGCCGTCGGCGAGCAGTTGCGGCGACTGTGCCGCGACGACATTCGGACTATGAAGCACCCCAGTCCGGGTGCGCACAAAAAGCACTTCTGGGTCTTCTCCGACGGGACATGAACACCAGCGTGCAGGAAGCCTGGCCCGTCGATCCGCTGTACCAAAAGCGGTACAGCGAGAATGTCCGCATTGGTCGCGAGACAGCGGCGAGCCTCGACGCCTGCGTGGTCGGCATCGCCCGCAACGCCTGCCCGCATATTGTGAACACGCTGGCTCTGGTCGAGCAGCTTGCGCCGGCGTTCCGGTCGTTCAAGGGTTTCATCTACGAGAACGACTCGCAGGACTCAACGGCCCAGGTGCTCGATGCGTTCGCGCAGCGAAACCCGTGGCTTTCGGTGCAGCACGACTTTCTCGGCGTGCCGGACGAGCGCGGCTTCGACCGCTCGCGGACGGAGCGGCTGGCGCGGTGCCGGAACGTCTGCCTGGAGTGGGTGCGGACGCACGCCAGTGACACGGCCTGGACGATCGTGCTCGACATGGACCCGCAGGGCGGCTTCGACGTAGACGGCGTCTTCAATTCGATCGGGTGCCTGTCGGACGCCTCGCTCGGGTGCCGCGGCCTCAGCCCCGGCGGCATGGCGAGCTACTCGCTGTGGTGCGCCAAGAAGGGCGGCGACGCCAGGGTGGCGCACTACGACGCCTGGGCAGCGCGTCCGGTCTGCTTCTGGGAGGACCGCCGCGCGATCACTGGCCTGGCGTGGTTCTCGGCATTCATGCCGCCAGTCGGCTCGCCGCCCATGCCGATGAACAGCGCCTTCGGCGGCCTCGCCGTGTACTCGACGCGGGCGTTCCTCTCCGGCGGATACTCCGGCGACGATTGCGAGCACGTCCCGCACCACCGGCGCATGCACGAGGCAGGCTGGCAGATGTACCTGAACCCTGGCTGCCGCTATATCGCGGTATGGGTGGATGAAGCGACCTAGCCTGACTGACGAAGGCAGGGCCGCCGCAAACCGCAAACGCCAGTTCCGCAGACTGTGGAAATCTGACTGCCTCATCGACGAGTTGTGCGAGGAGGTGTCGATGACGCCAGCCGAGGCGCGAGCGTTTGCTGACTCGCTCGGCCTGGGCGAGCGGCCGGAGCCGGAGCCGTATCTCCCGACGCACTCCGAGATACGAGAGCAGTGCGCTCGCTTTCGTGCCGGGTGGTCGCAGACGGAGCGTGAATCGCGTCTATCAGGCAGGCCGGTGGATTAGAATGGAAGTAGCGACACGACGAGACAACCATGCTTTCTGAAGTCAGGCTGATCGTCGCCGCGAAGGAAGCACGCCTCGTGCTGAAGCGTGGCGAAACCCTCGTGGAGGACGAGGTCTGGACGTTCTCGACCAAGATGAGCCGCACCGAGGCCAGCGAGATCGCACGGGTGATGTTCGACGACTGTTTCGACCTGATGCAGTACAGCGTGTACGGCGAAGCCGATGGCGAGTGAGCACATTGACGACGTGGACATCCCGGCGCCCGGCGGCGACGACACGCCGCCGCTGATGAGCCGAGTGCCGGAGCCGCCGCCAAGTCACTGGGGGCGACGGACGAGCGGGAGCAGGTTCGAGAGCGAGGCGTACCTGAGATTTTTTTACGGCGGCAAGAAGCCAAAGGAGAGCGGAAATGACTGAGGACGAACTGTACGGGGCCGGGATGCCAATCTTCGAGAAGCTCAAGATGCTGGCCGAGTGGGCGCCACTCCTGGCGCGGCTCCAGGCCGTAATGGACGCCGCCACACCTCACGAGCAGGCACTCTCGGTCGTCAAGGCTCTTCAGTGGGCGGCCGGCAAGAGCGGCACCACGATGGACGACGAGGCGTTGTTCCACCTGGAGTCCGTGCTCAAGACGCCAGAGGGAGCGGCTTTTTTCAAGTGGGCGGCGGATAAGGTCAGGGGGGCAGGGGAATGAACTCATGGCTCCAGTACGCGGCGGTCATTGCGGCTATCGTCATCGCCGTTTCGCCAAAGATCAGGCAAGCGCTCGCCGGCTTCTCGTGGCCGTCGTCCACAGGATCGCCGAAGGGCTCGCCGCCGCCTTCGTTCAAGGAAGCGATCGAGTCCTTGAGCCTTGTTCGCCGTCGCATCCTGGGGACGGGGCACCTAGACGAGTCGCAGAAGCAAGCGATCGACGCTTTAACGCTCGCCCTCGTTGACGGGAGCGACCAGTGAACCCCGCAGCGAGGTACATCGCCGTGATCGTTCTCCTGCTATTCGCCTGGAAGGGCGCGGAACTGAAAATCCCGTGGCCCCCGCAGGGGCAGGCCATTGACGGCGAGGCGCCCCCGAAGGAGTTGCTCGTCTGGGCAAAAGACCTTCTCCCGGTCGTCGCCACGATGCTCCCGGCCGACCGGCTGTATCTGGAGCATCTCTACGACTCGATGGCGTTCGTGCTCCTGCGGGACGGCACCTACGAGCAGCCCGTGCTTTCCGACACGGCGAAGTTCGTGAACTTCCACGCCGGGACGCTCCGGCTGGCGATCGACCGCGCGAGCATTGGCAAGCACCCAGGGCTGGCCGAGGCGATCGACAGCGTGTTCTTCGCGGCGGCCGGTGTCGAGGTAAAGCCGATCGACAAAGACCTGCGGGCGAAGCTGATCTCGGCGTGTGCCGTGCTCTCGTGGACGTTTGGAATTCACCGGGATGAGTGACCGCTTCGACCCACTCGCAGCGTACTCGTCCGGCTTGATCGGCTGCCGGCAAGACCTTCGTGCCGACGAGGAGTTCGTCGATTCTGTGCTCCGGCACGGCGGCAACCCGGACGGCGGCAGCGTCGCCTACGAGTGGGAGTTCGAGGATCGCGGCAAGGGCAAACTCACCATGCTCTTCCCGTTGGTCGAGAAAGTGTTCCCTGGCGCGTTCCCAGGCCCGACGCAACTGACTGGAGACTGCGTCGCGCGGGCTACGGCAAACTGCCTGCTGACAACGCTCAGTGTCGAGATTCACGACGGTCAACCGGACGAAGTCACCGGCACCATTGAGGGTGTGCCGGAACTGCCGCCGGAGGGCATCAAGCAAGGCGTCGTTGCGCCGGAGAGCCTATGGGCTTGGCGGGGGTATGACTCAGATGGGTGGATATGCTCGAAGTCTGCCCAGGTTGCGACGACGCAGGGCTTTCTCGTCCGCAGGCCGTACCCTGACCTGGGCATCGATCTGACCAAGTACACAGAGAAGACGCTCAGGCTCGGTGGCTCCAGGCCGCCACCACAGAAGTGGCTCGACGAGTCGAAGAAGCACATTGCCCGCACGGCCACGGTCGTGAGGGGCCGCGAGCAGGTGCGCGATTTCCTGGCGGCCGGGTACGCCGTTTTCAACTGCTCGGCCCTCGGGTTCGACAACACCCGCAACGAGGACGGCGTCTCGCGTCAGGTCGGCGTCTGGCACCACGCGCAACTCTTTCACTCGTATGACGACCGGCCGGAGACTGTGAAGAAGTACGGCCAGGCTCTCGTGGGGTGGCAGAACTCGTGGGCGGTGTGGAACAAAGGCCCACGGCGGGTGATGGGCACAAACATCGACATCCCGCATGGGGCGCTCTGGGCACTGGCATCGACGATCGACAAGTGCTCGTGCATCGCCCTTTCGAGTGTCGCCGGGTGGCCGGCGAGGAAGCTGCCCGATTACGGTGCGAGGGGGAGGGTATGAAGCCGATCGTGGACGCCGTCGGTTCTTCGCTGATGCTGGCCGCCCTAGCGGCCCCGATGTCGTGTATCCCGATGTCGCAGCATCGCGACCTCCAGCCGTTCGTCGCAGCCGCCGGGGCATACGCCCTGATGGCTGTGGAAGCGGGCCCGACTCCTGCGCCGGGGCCAGCCGACAAGTGCTCGAACTGCAATGGCGTCGGCCGCGTGTCGGACGGGCGTGTCAGTGTGCCGTGCCCTGTGTGCGGCGGAACCGGAAAGCCGACGAGGCCATCGCAGCAGAAATCATCCGCCGCCCCCTGCCCGAATGGAACCTGCCAGTGGCCGACGCGAAGTATCGTCCGCTGAAGTCGTTCGTCGCCAGGAAGGCGGGGATGCGGTTTGCGCTCCACGGCAAGCTACGCGATCGGCTGGTCGAGGTCATCGTCGAGGAGTGGCCGGTGGCGTGCCCGGTCGAGCGGCTTCCCGATGTCGTCCGCGCCCGCGTGGCGCAGCGACTGCGGCAGCAGTATTCCGGCGTGCTCGGGAGCCTCGTGATCAGCGTGCTCGCGAATTTCCTCATACGGGTGATTCTGGAGTGGTGGTGGGAGCGTGGCTCACACCGGGTTCTTATGGCGGGGTGGGCCGGTGCCGCGAAGAATTCCGACATTTAGGCCACGGGCACAAGTTCGTCCCCAGGAGAACCGGCCGACTGCCGCGTCGCGCGGCTACTGCTCGGCGGCGTGGCGACGGCTCCGTCTGGCGGTCATTGCGCGGGACGGGGGTATCTGCCGCGCTTGTGGCCGGCTCGTCACCGGCTCACCGCATATCGACCACATCGTGCCGAAGGCCCAGGGCGGCACGGATACGCTCGCCAACCTGCAACTGCTCCACCACGAGTGCCACAGCCGGAAGACGGCTCGGGAGAGTTTCTAGGTGGCTCGTTTCGCCGATCTGGCCTTCATGTTCTTGGCCTTCTGCGATCCTCCGCGGCGACCCCACTCCTGCACCATTGATTGATGGGCTTCTGAGTAGTACGGGAAGTAGAACCGTTTCAGCACGTCAACCTTTTCGATCGGCACGAGCGTCCTGCCGAAGAGTTCGACGGTGACCTCCTCGCCGGCATCGGTCGCCCGCTTGATGGCACGGTACGCTGCCCGCGGGGCGTCAGCGCCGATTGCGATCGCCGCCTCGGCGACGGTCAGGTAGCGGCTCGGGTCGATTTTCATCTGAACACCTTGATCACGCTGTCGCCCAGTTCGGTGAACGCCGCGGCTACACGCCGCAGCGGCCTCTCTGGTTCTGGTTGCTGAATCACGATCTGCGGCGCCGCTGGCTGCCACGCGGGTGGTGGAGGCATGGTCGGCATCATCGTCGTTGCCACGGCCGGGGGCGCCGGCTTGTCGGCCGGCAGCCCCCGCACCACCGTAACGACGACGATCACGAGCACCGCACGCCAAGTGTCACGAACGATGCCAATCATACAGAAACGACCTCCTGCGAGGCAACGCGGGCGGCGGCCTGCTCGCGGAGTTTCGCCGCCGTTTCCACGGTCGGGGCCACCAGGCGTTCAAGCTCTGCCGCGCACCAGACCTCGGCCGCGGCCATGGTTGGCAGGACGCGGAGGTATCCGAAGTCCCGTTCGCGGCTGCCGTCCTCACGTTCGTAGAGTGTCACGCCGCCGGGGCCAGCGAACCGCCGGACCTCCTGAATGTGATGCACAAATTTCCTGCTGGCGTCGGAATAATAAGCCGCCGCCAGGTACACAGTCTCGCCGTCCACGGTCAAACCTCCTGCCGTTTCGCCGTTCGGGGGCGGCGACGTTCGCCAACCCTCCGCACCCGATATGGCCGGCAGACCATCTCGGGCAGCAGTTTGTTTTTGCGGCGTCCCTCGACGTGCAGGATCGCCACGCCAGCGCGGCTCACGGCTACCAGGAGCACCAGCCTCCCCCGCCGCACGCACGAGGTGAACGTATGCTCGCCCCGCACCCACATCGGGATTTTGATGCCCAGCCCGCCCCGCCAGTACGGCCCTTGCGTGACGCGGATTCGGTCGCCTCGCCGCAGCGTCACGCGCGGCGAGAGTTGGTATTCGTCGGACTCGATCGTTTCCATGATCGGGGGCTCCATTCTGTGGTTGCGTAGCCTATTGGAAGTCTAGTTAGGTAGTCAATCGTCATCGCGGCGGCGCCGCTTGAGCCGCTTTTTCAGTTCTCGTTTCGCCGCACGGCGTGCCGCCAATTCGTCGATGGCGGCCTGCGCCACGCGGGTCTGGGCCGCTCGGGCCTCGGCCTCGGTGCAGATGCCTCGGGCCACGAGCATCGTGAGCCAGCCGGCTTCGTAGGGGGTGAGCCTGTTCATTTGTTCGCCCCCTTCCGTTTCGCCGGCCGGGCGGTGCCCAGGCACTCGATGACTTCGCAGCCCTCGGCGATCGCCCGCTTCCGCCAGGCTTCCGCCTGCCGCTTCGAGCGAAACTCGATGATCTCGGCGAGGTCGGTGGCGCTGCCGGCCGCCCATCGCATGAGTTCCTTTCCTGCCGGCGTGTTCGCAACCGACTCTATGGCAGCAGGCAGCCGCCAGTAGTAGCAGATGCCTTCCTGCTTCAGCGGCCTGCACCGCTCGCCCTTCGCCTTGAGCTTCTTCGCCCTCGCCAGGGCATCGCGGTGGCGGTGGAACCGCTCCACGTCGTCGCTGGCCGGCTGGCGTTTCAGCAGGGGCTCCCAGTCGCCGTCGTGCGTGCGGCCATGCACGCCGGCCATATCGGACAGAATCCAGTAGATCATCGGTCACCTCTCATTTCGCCGCTCGGGGTTTCTACGCTCCGGGGTGGCGGCGGGCCGCCGGGGCGTCATGTTTTGTGGCAGGAAAACTAGGCGGTCACTGCCGCCGCTCAAGCCGGTGGCCGACGAGCGTCTCGCCGGGGGCCACGATGCAGTCGGCAGGATCGCCGTGCATCGTGTCGAGCGTCCACGCCGCGGCCCAGGCCGCGAGCGTCTCGGTATCGATGGAGCCGGTCAGGTCGATAGGGTCGCCGGCGGCCTCCACCTCGCCATCGTCGTTGACGCGGCAGCTTTGGCCGAAGAGCCGCAGCGTGCCGCGATCGTCTCTGGTGATGTAGTCGTAGAGGTATTCGTCGCCGACGTTCACGCTGCCGCCGGTCTGCTTGATGATGCTCACGTTCTCTCTCCTCATGTTTCGCCGCACAGGGCGGCAGGGTTAAATCGAACACTCGTTTCCACGTTCCGGGGGCCACGCCGGCCCGCCCGTCGCCCCCGTGCCAGCGTTTCGCCGGCCGGGGGTTGCGGGGGGGTCGATCTAGCCGAGAACCCTCGCCTTCAATTCGGTGCCGACCGCCTTGCCGATCGCCTCCCTCGCCATGTTGACGGCCGCGGCGTCGAGGGGGTCGAGCGACCCCTCCATCACCCAGCCGTCAAGCTGGTCGTGGCAGGCGATGAGGGCCGCAAGCAGATCGGGGGCCGCCGCGATCAGGCGGGCGTTCTGCTTCGTCTCGTCACCGCTGGCGTCGTCGTGGAACGCCACCATCGCCACCCGCGACAGTTCGCCGTGATCCTGCGTGTCCATGATCCAGTGACCGTCGCCACCCTGCGCCATGCCCCAGTGGATCGCCCACGGGCCAGCGGTATGCGTCGTCTTGATCTTCATCGTCGCCTCCTCTCGTTCCCCCATCCGGGGGCTTGTGGTGAATCATCCCATCATCGAACCGCCGCGGCAACGAGCCGGGGCGGGGGTCGTCAATCGAACTGGTGGTAGATCGCCGGGTTCGCCGCCACCGTCGCCTCGGGCACGCCGGCGGCGACCTGCCAGGCCGTGTCGCAGCCGCCGCTCCAGGGCATCAGTCGCAGCGTCTCGCGGTAGGCCGGCGTCGAGTCGGCAACGTTGTCCCACACGTTCCAGGCGAGCGCGGCAAGCTGCCACGCGGCCCGCCGCAGGCCCAGCCGCCGGGCAGCGTTCGCCAGCCCGGCAATCGCCGGGATCGTGAATCGCCAGTTATCGGCGAGCGTAGCCCACACGGGGACGTCTCGGAGTTCGAGCCACAAGATCGTCGCGTTCAAGGTTTTCATCGTGTCGTTTCCTCGTTCCGGGGTAGTTCTCGTTTCCACGTTCGGGGCCACCGCCGGCCACCGGACCAACCCCGCCCGCGGGCGACGGGGCTGTGCCGGGGGCCGTCAGTAGGCTCCGACGGGCTGCGAGGCCCAGGCCTCCCAGGCCACGAGGCCGATGGCGTCGATGCTGGCCTGCCGGCCACGCTGCCACGCTGCCTCACGTTCGGCCGCCTGCTCCGCGGCCAGCCGCTCAAGCCTCGCGTCGATCATCATCCGCTCGACCATCGCATCGACCGCCCGCGGCGGCATCGGCCGGAGCCTCGCCGCGGTCGGCCGCACGAGCCGCCCGGTGTCGCTGGTGCGACACTCGAACCGGGCACGGCCGCGGCCGTCGAGCCGTCGCAGCACCGTCACCTCGGCCAGGCGGGAGCCGATTTTCACGCGGGCCTGCATTCCGATCGTCACTTGATCCTGTTTCATCGTCGCGTTTCCTCTCTCGGGGTTCTCTCGTTCCGCCGGTCTGGCGAAGTGCCAGGCCGGTTGCATTGTTCAGCCGCCAATTAGTCGCAGATATTCTCCGGCGTGGCACCGCCACCGTCGCAGAAAGCGAACGCGCCGGGGTCACGGGCGATCGCGCAGACAGTCGCCACGTCATAGCCGTTGTGAGCGATCAGCCGCCGGGCAGCCCGGATAGAGGCCGCCGCGTGCCGACGATTGTCGGCCGCACTGGAGAACGGATTATCCAGATACCATCGCCAGTGCTGGAGGCCGTGGTGCCTGACGACGTGGCGCCGCGTCTGCTGGAGATCGGCCATTCGGTCCATTCGAGCCTCAAACTCACGCATCACGCTATCGGGGATGTTCGCGGGGTTTTTCATCTCTCGTTTCCTCTTACGGGTTCCGGGTTTCCACGGCCGGGGTTTCCCGGCCACGCAGTAAGAATAGCATCGGCACGTCGTGAGTCAAGCCTAAATTATTTTGTGCGGTTTTCGCCGCGGGTTGTTACGATCCGGGGGTCGGTGGACAGTTGGTAACGTGAGAATTTTCGGGTTTCCACGGTCGGGGGACGCTCGTTTCCACGGACGGGGTGCTCGTTTCCACGGACGGGGGCGATGATGACGAGCCGTGCTCGAGATCGGCACCGCCTGCCAGCAGGCGATCGGCACCGCCGGTGATCTCGCCCTGGCGATGATGACGAGCCGTGCTCGAGATCGGCACCGCCTGCCAGCAGGCGATCGGCACCGCCGGTGATCTCGCCTTGGCGATGATGACGAGCCGTGCTCGAGATCGGCACCGCCTGCCAGCAGGCG